ATGATCGCCGCCAGAGCCAGGCTGAGAGCCCGCTTGAGGTTTCTCATTTGAATTTCCTCCTTCTGAATTTTGAAGCCTAGGGGCGTATGACACCCCTTGCATTCGGAAGCCTATTGGCTATGTCTTGGTTGGTCAAGTCAATTGGGAGACATGCGCTTACGTCGCCCGGTACGTCCTCAAGAAAGCCTCTGGCCCCGAGGCCGATGTCTACCAGACGTTTAATATCGACCCGGAGTATGTCGACATGTCCCGCCGCCCTGGTATTGGCCGTCAATGGTATGACGATCATCCCGAGTGCATGGAGTATGATACTATCTCTATCTCCACCCCAGATGGTGGCCGTAAGATTCGTCCCCCTAAGTATTTCGATAAGCTGTTTGACCTGGAACAACCGGAGCTTATGGCTGAGATTAAGGCCAAGCGTAAGCACTTTGCCGAGGAAGGCAAGAAGGCCAAGCTGGCCCAGTCTACTATGACTTATGAGGAAATCCTTGAGACCCAGGAGCGCGTGCTCCATAACCGTATAAAAAATTTGAGAAGGGAGTTGTAATCATGGCTAAAAGAATGAAGCGTTCTCAAGACAGACAGGTATTCCGTCATACTGCTGTCAATTCCAAGCGTATCAACGTGAACCCTAAAATCTATCGCGGAGGTATTAGGATGTGAATAAAGTTTGGCGTTCCCTCAACATGGAGCTCGATTTTTATTAGTTTCTGGCCTCGATTTTTACTAGTTTATTTTTACCAGTTTCAGGCCTCGATTTTTACTAGTTTATTTTTACCAGTTTCAGGCCTCGATTTTTATTAGTTTCTGGCCTTGGAGCTTCAAATCCGTTTGATTGAAATTTCTGGTTTTTTGGAGGATGATAAAAATGATGCTTAACGTTTACGCCATTCGTGACCTGCGTTCCGGTTTCTTCGGTCTCAACACTGAGCAGAACGACTATATCGCCGCTCGCAATTTTGCTAACGCCATTATGGAATCCAAAGGCGTGCTCTTTACCCATGCTTCCGATTTTCAGCTTTTCCGCATCGGTGAGTTCGATTCCGATAAGGGCGTTCTCATTCCGGCGCAGCTTCATGAGCTCATTTCCGACGGCGCGGAGGTTCTTCGCTCTATGCAGCAGAAGGAGGATGTCTGATGTTCCAGACTTGGCACCGCGATCAGGAGCATTTTTGCTCTGAGCCCGGCTCCGGCGAAAAGATTCTCTATTCCCCCGAGTTCGACCGCTCCGGCGTTATGACCCTCAAGGAGAGTGGCAAGGAAGACTTCTATGCCTTCATTCAGTCCCACAAGGATTCTGTTGACCTCCATAAAATCATGGACAGGTTCAATGCCGGTGATACTGCCGCCCTGCAAAAGGTGCAAGGTATGTTTGGTGATTTCAGCCAGATGCCCCAGACCTATGCCGGGTTGCTCAATCACATGATAGAGGCCGAGCAGACGTTTATGAGCTTACCCCTTGAAACCCGTGAGAAGTTCGGCCAATCTTTCCACGCCTGGCTCGCTCAGGCAGGCTCTGAGAGCTGGTTAGAGGCTATGGGTATGGTTACACCACCCGCCTCTCAAAATCCCGCTGGTGAGCCTCCTACGGCCTCCCAGGGCCATTCCAGTGAAGGAGGTGATGCATCTACCCCCGCCCCAGCCTCACCCGCTGGTTAAATTTCATATTCCTGACATTGGCTGAATCTGATTAAAGCAGCCTACACGGCCGCCCTGGCCGTGTGAACAACAGAGAGCGAGGGGCCCCATGGGGCCCCTCCTTTTGAACAACCGTTACAGACTGGAGGTATTAACTTGTCTCGCAATGAAAATACAAGATTTGCTCTTAATCCTACTAACCTTGATATTGCTCGTAGCACTTTTCGGCGTGACCATAGTGTTAAACTCAGTTTCAACGTCGGAGACGTTATCCCCTTCTATGTGGATGAGGTTCTTCCCGGCGATACTTTTCAGTTGAAGACCTCTATGGTTGCCCGCCTGCAAACTCTGCTCACTCCCATGATGGACAATCTTTATCTTGACACCTATTTTTACTTCGTGCCTAACCGTATCGTCTGGCAGCATTGGCGTGAGCTCATGGGCGAGAACACTCAGTCTGCATGGATTCCTTCCGTGGAGTATTCCGTCCCCCAGGTGACTGCCCCCTCCGGTGGCTGGTCTATTGGTTCCATTGCCGACTACATGGGCATCCCTACTGGTGTTGCCAACCTCTCTGTTAACGCTCTCCCTTTCCGTGCCTACGCCCTCATCATGAATGAGTGGTTCCGCGATGAAAACCTCTCTGACCCCCTCAACATCCCCGTGGATGATGCTACCCTCGCAGGCTCTAACGGCACCAACTATATCACCGATGTTGTCAAAGGCGGCATGCCCTTCAAGGCCGCCAAGTTCCACGACTACTTCACTTCCGCGCTGCCTGCTCCGCAGAAAGGCCCTGATGTGACCATCCCTGTGTCTGGTGGTTCGAATTATCCTGTTCGAACTCTTGCGGAAAGTGTTTCTGGTCCGTCTAATGTTCCTCTTCAAATTAGGACTTTTGGTCAAATGCCTTATAATGTGGTTGGCGTTAATAAGAGTGATTCTCCTGAACCTGGTGCTGTTTGGGCTTCTGTAAGTTCTGTTTCTGGTAATGCTGAGCCCTTTGTTCCTACTAATCTTTGGGCCATCAATGACGGTTCTGTTTCCGCTGCTACTATCAATCAGCTCCGCATGGCTTTCCAGATTCAGAAGCTTTATGAGAAGGATGCAAGAGGAGGTACGCGTTACATTGAAATTCTTAAGTCTCACTTCGGTGTTACCAGTCCTGACGCTCGTCTTCAGCGCCCTGAGTATCTTGGCGGCAACCGTATACCTGTTAATATCAATCAGGTTGTCCAGAATTCCGCGACCCAGGCTGATGGCACTCCTCTCGGCGATACTGCCGCTTTTTCTGTTACTACTGACGTTCATGGTGATTTTATTAAGTCCTTTGTTGAGCATGGTTTCGTGATCGGCATTATGGTTGCCCGTTATGACCATACCTATCAGCAGGGCCTTGAGCGTTTCTGGTCTCGTCGTGACCGCCTGGACTACTATTTCCCTGTCTTCGCCAACATCGGCGAGCAGCCTATTCTGAACAAGGAAATTTACGCCCAGGGCACCGCCCAGGACAATGAAGTTTTTGGCTACCAAGAAGCCTGGGCCGACTACCGTTACAAGCCGTCCCGCGTTGCCGGTGAAATGCGCTCTAAGGCTCCGGCCTCTTTGGATGTCTGGCATCTTGCCGACGAGTATACCCAGCTCCCTAAGCTCTCTGATGCTTGGATTCGGGAGGATAAAACTAATGTTGATCGCGTACTTGCTGTTACAAGTTCTGTGTCTAACCAAATGTTTGCCGACCTCTACATTCAGTGTAAGGCTACTCGGCCTATGCCTGTGTATTCTATCCCTGGTCTTATTGACCACCACTAAGGAGGTATGATATAATGACGCTCGGTGAATGGGCTTTTGGCTCTAAATATACCCAGGCGAAGCAGCAACTTTCCGCGAAGCAGCAGTCTACCCCCCCTTCTTCTGCTGCTAATAAGTTCGGCTCTTATGTTGGTGCTCTCCAAGGTATCGCCGGCCAGAATTCCGCAGCCTCCGCCAAACAGGCGGAGGAGCTGCGGGCCTGGCAGGAGCAGCAATCCCAGATTGCAAGAAAATACAATTCTGAGGAAGCCCAAAAAAATCGTGATTGGCAGGAGCGTATGAGCTCTACCGCCCATCAGAGAGAGGTACGTGATTTAATTGCTGCTGGTCTTAATCCCGTTCTTAGTGTCACTGGTGGTAGCGGTGCCGCTGTTACTTCTGGCGCAACTGCTAGTTCCTCTTCCCCGTCGGGTGCTATGGGTAGTGTTGATAATAGTGCCACTAGTGCTATTGCTGGTTTGTTTGGCAGTCTTCTTTCTAGTTTCATGAGTTTGGAAGCTACCCGCGTATCTGCTCAATCTAATCAGGCTATTGCGGATAAGTATACAGCTATGAGTAAATATACTTCCGAGCTTTCCTCTAAGACTTCCAAGGATATTGCTGGTCTGCAAGCTCAGACCCAACTTAATACTGCTAACATCCAGGCTATGGCTCAGAAGTACACCGCGGATGCTCATTTGGCTGGTACCAAGTATGCTTCTGATCAGTCTGCTGCCGCTCAGAAGGTTGCCGCCTCTATCCATGCCGCTGCGCAAAAGTATGGTTATGACGTGCAGTCTATGACGCAAAAGGAGATTGCCGCCTTTAATGCCGAGGTGAATAAAGATTTACAGCAGGCAGGCTTTAAACAGGAGTTTGATATCAAAGAAGCTTTCCCGAATAATGCTTGGAATGCTTTTGGTGGTCTTGGCACTCAGGCTGTTGAGGATATTCAAAATGCTAATTTACCTTGGGGTAAGAGCATCTTTGATTATTTTGCCAACGTGCTGCCCGGTGCTGCTTCTGGTAAGGATGCTTCAAAGAAGCGCAAAAAGCGCTGACGACTGAGGCTGTCAGGTGGAGGGTGTGGGAACCAATACTATCTTGATATATTGGTTCCCACTGACACCACCAGACCAACCGAGTACGGAGAGGGTGATTTTATAGCCTGTTTTCACCCCTTGAAGGGATTTAGAATTGGCACCACGAAGAATGGCAAGGCCGAAATGAAGATAGTCCCCTATGGTGTCCACCACCTAGAATTGCGAAAAGGTCGCATTTGTACTTCCGATGTTCCTGAGATTTCCGCTTACGCTGAAAAGACTTGGCTTGTCTGGGTTGAGATTCCCTGCGGCAAGTGTGAAGGCTGCCGTATAGCCCGCTCCCGTGATTGGGCTAACCGTTGTATGATGGAACTCGAATATCACGATTCCGCCTACTTCTTGACCTTGACCTATGATGAGGAGCATGTACCCCGTCACTGGTATGCTGATCCGGAGACCGGAGAGGCGATGCAGTCCCTTTCACTGTGTAAGAGAGATTTACAGCTGTTTTGGAAGCGTCTTCGCAAAGCTTTTCCCGATGACCACATTCGCTATTTTGCTTGTGGTGAGTATGGCTCTACGACTTTCCGCCCTCACTACCATGCGATAGTTTTTGGGCTCCACTTGCATGACCTTGTTCCTGTGCAAGATATCCGGCGTGGCGATGTCGGATATCAGTATTTTTACTCAGAGGCTTTACAGAAGTGTTGGTCTGTGGTACAACAGAAAGGGGAGTATGACGCCCCTTACAGGGGAGGAAACAATGC